TCAAGTTCGTTTATTCTTGGTCAAGTATCACCGAGTGTTGAACCTCTTAACAGTAACTACTTCGTCAAAGACCTTGCAAAGGGTAAGTTTACATATAAGAACCCATATTTGCAACGACTGCTTGATGGCTACAGCAAGAATACTGGTCCAACATGGAAATCTATTCTAGTGAATGGTGGTTCAGTTCAACACCTTGACTTCTTATCTGATCATGAGAAAGAAGTCTTTAAGACATTTGGTGAGATCTCTCAGAAAGAGGTTATTATTCAGACTGCTATCCGTCAAAAACATATTGATCAGGCACAAAGTATTAATATAATGATTCACCCTAAAACTCCAGTAAAAGAAGTAAATCAACTGATTATCTTTGCGTGGGAACAAGGTGTAAAGACACTATACTACCATCGTGGAACCAACCCGTCACAAGAGTTGTCTCGTAACTTGCTCAACTGCGCCTCGTGCGAAGGATAATGATTAAAGAAACACAATACTGTAACGTCTGCGCCTCTCAATATACTGTTCAATGGCTTGAACAAGATGTTGACGAAGACTTAATACCAACATATTGCCCATTCTGCGGGGAAGAGAACTTTGGAGAGTTTGATCTGATCGAGACCGACGAGTTCGAATAGGTTTATAAATAACTCTATGTGGAGTTATAAAGGTGAGGAGTTTACTACTGAAATGATCGGTGACTATATCGGATTCGTCTATATGGTCACCGATAAGGAGACTGGCATGAAGTATATCGGAAAGAAAGGATTCTTTTCGAAAGTAACTAAACCACCATTGAAGGGAAAGAAGCGTAAACGCAGATCTCTAAAGGAATCTGATTGGAAAAAATACTGCGGATCGAGCGAGACAGTTAAGACTCTCGTAGAGGAGAATGGTTTAGATCACTTTAAACGAGAGATTTTGTACCTATGCAAGACTAAAGGTGAATTGAACTATATGGAGCTACGAGAGCAAGTTATTCGCGATGTTCTACTAAAGCCGAATGAATATCACAATGCCTTCGTTGGGGGGAAAATTCACAGAGCACACCTTAAGCCTCTGTGGAAATAATTTAGTGCTTTACAAACCGCCTTTTATAGTGTATAATCATAATTAATTCAAAATTAAAGATATAACACTAATAACCATATAGAAAGCGAAATACACTATTATTATCATCGACTACAGCGCTATTGCTATTGCAGCAGTTTTTTCACAGGATCGACCTCAAGATATCGAGGAAGGTCTTATTCGCCATATGATTCTTAACCGAATCCGAACATACAATCTCAAATTCCGTGAAGAGTATGGCCAAATAGTCATTGCTTGTGATGGAGGCTCTTGGAGAAAACAAGCGTATGCACAATATAAGTCAGGGCGAAAAAAGAATCGTGATGAATCACCCTTAGATTGGAAAGAATTCTTTCGATTAATTAATCTAGTTCGTGATGAGTTAAAAGAGCATTTTCCTTATCCAGTTGTATATGTTGAGAACGCAGAAGCAGATGATATCATTGCAGAGCTATCACATGCGACACAAGAGTTTGGGCAAAATGAGCCTGTAGTTATTGTTTCAGCTGATAAGGATTTTTTACAATTGCACCGCTATTCAAATGTAAAACAATTCAGTCCAATGAAACGAGACTTTATTACGGTTGATGATCCACATTTCTATCGATTTGAGCATATCTGTAAAGGTGATAGCAGTGATGGTGTTCCAAACATTTTCAGCCCAGATAATACATTCACAGATGGTATTCGGCAAAAGCCTATGCGCATGAAGAAGATTTTAGAGTGGTATGAGAACAACGATGAACTAGACTCTGTTATGGATACAGAAACATTGCGTAACTTCCATCGTAATAGAGAAATGATTGATCTTGATTATATCCCAGATGAAATCAAAAAAGCTATTCGAGACGAAGTAATTAAAGAATCAGTTAAAGGAGAGAAAAATATCCTTAATTATCTAATTACAAAGCGTTGCAGTATGCTTGTTGAAGCGGTTCAAGATTTTCAGGTTCGATGAATATATTCGCACTATCGCCAATCCCAGATGTCGCAGCAAAATGGCACTGTGATACGCATGTGGTTAAAATGATCTTAGAATCAGCTCAAATGCTATCTACAGCCCATCGTATGCTTGATGGTGAGATTAGTCGCAGACCTTCTAAGTCAGGCAAGACGCGTGTTAGATATTGGGAACTTGATGGAGAACACGAAGATATCCTATATAAAGCGGTCCATACAGGCCATCCTTGCACTGTATGGACCATGGAGTCACATATGAACTATATGTGGCACTATAAGCTGTTTAAATGTCTATGTGAGGAATATACACATCGTTACGGTAAGAATCATCTAAGTGGGTTAAAACTGCTAAATATTCTTAAATCTCCGCCAAAAAACATCAAAAAGTCATATATGACTCCGTTTGCTCTAGCTATGGGTGCATCGCCAGAATGCATTGATTATGACGATCCTATTGGCTCTTATCAAAATTTCTATCAAACTAAACAAAGCCGCTTTGTAATGAAGTGGACTAAACGAAAAATACCACATTGGTTTAAAACACTATGACATACGATTATATATGTGACGCGTGCGAAGATACGCAAGAGCTGATTTTACCCTCTTCAAAAAGAGACGAACCTTTAAGTGATCCATGCACTAAATGTGGTGGAGCAATTCGTCGAGTTATTTGCATGCCAAGTTACTCATATGAAACCTCGCGTACTACCGCAGCAAATAGTGCTGGCAGTGGCTGGAATGACAGGTTAAAAGAAATAAAAAGCACAAGTGCTAGAAGTAATACTATTAAAGTTAAATAAAAAGAAAAATAATGAAAAGGAATAAACAGTCTGTAAGGAATAAGACAACTAAAGTGTATGGCGAACTTGATACTTTTGAACGAAAGAAGAAGCGCCAACAGAAACTAAGTCGTGATAAGAAAGGCTTCGCTAATCAGTATGAGAGAGAAGATTACTTTGACAACATTGAATACTATGAATCACCTAACACACTCGAAAACTATGAATAACCAATTGGAACTATTCCCTACACTCTATACACAACTCACATTTGTATTCTATGAAAACTCAATCACTTGATCACACAAAAACATTTATTCATGAACCAATCAAATTGGGGTATGATTTAGTAGCAGAAACCACAAATAAGGGTAGAGTCTACAAAACACCTGAAGGCATAGCGTATCCATCGATTACTACAATGCTTGGGTATTTTTCAAAAGCAGCTATAATGGCTTGGAGAAAAAGAGTTGGTGCTGAAGAAGCGAATCGTATCTCACGTAAAGCTGCAGGCCAAGGGACTAGAATCCATCATATTGCTGAAGACTACATAAACAACAATAAAGACTATCTAAAGGAGGATGAAATGCCACATATTTGTGCGATGTGGAAGCCCTTAAAGGAGGTATTAGATAAAAGCCTCGGTAAGATAATTCTTCAGGAATGCCCTTTATATTCACATCACTTAAAATTAGCTGGCCGAGTTGATTTAATAGCTGAATTTGATGGTAAGTTATCCATTGTAGACTTCAAAACATCCCGTAGAGTGAAGTCTCGTGATGAGATTTCGAGCTATTTCATACAAGCTGCAGCATATGCAATCATGTTTGAGGAAAGGACAGGTATACCAATTTCACAGCTTGTTATAGCTATGACTGTGGAAAATGAGACAAAACCACTAGTTTTTGTCGAAAAAAGAGACAATTGGGCAGCAATTTTATTAGAAAAACGAGATACGTTTTATAAGTCGTTGTAAGTCAACAATATTGAGCCCTGTGCAAAAGGCTTAAAATAGGGTATAATAGTATTATAAGATTGAGAAAGATAATTATGAAAAATACAAAAAACTGGGTTCTAGTCAATGAAATCACTAATGAAGTTCCTGCTGGAACTATCATTTCTCGCCGCCATGTGGTGCGGATGGTCAATGTGGCTTCGCTGGTCGAATACTACAATGTTTTTGTGGGAGGAAAGTTCCACAAGTTGAGTCTAGCCGATCTTTCGGAAGAGGCTTAACACCAACGGGTTATGACTTTTGAGGTCTCCTATGATTCGATATCATAACCCGTTGATGATCAGATAGATCAGACCATTGACAAAATCACGAAAATAGATTATAATATATACATAAGATTGAGAAAGATAATTATGAAAACATTAAAAGAAATCACTATCTCAGCCGCTATCGGAGCGGCTATCGGAATCATGGGTTATATTGGACTTGTAATTGCAATTCCTGCTTAATTCACGTAATATGGTCAACACATTATGAAACTACTTACAACTTTCTATGTTCGATACCGAGTCCCTCAAAAAGGTCACGGTCAACTCAATGACATTATTGACACTAAGACGGTCAAGGCTGTGAGCCGCGAGGCTGCTTATAAAAAAGTTGATAATCTGAAGTCTGTTGCAAGCATTATCAGTATTACGGAATATTAACCAATCTATCTAGAGTGTAATTAGTGCACACGCGTTCACTATTAAATTATAAAAATATATGTATTCAAATTCAAGCAGACACCGTATGGCAAAAAATAATATGAGCGTATCTAAGGCATTAGTTGTGTCAAACTGCACACTAATAGCATCTAAATTAAACAGGTCAATTGACTTGGACTATCTTATGTCAGACGATTGTGCTGAATCAG